CTGTGGCTGATCTTTATCCAACATATCCCTGCCGACCATCAATCCTGTCATGCGACCAGCCCTGACCTGTGGCACAAGATCCTTGATCTTATATCGGAATCCTGTGCGATCACAAAACCCGAACGCATATTTGCCATTGGCAAATTTAGCCATCAGGAATAGCCTCCGGGCACAAAGTGTACGGAAGCACGATCACGATCTTCCTGTTCCGCCAACTGCCACTGAAATTCGTATTCAGCTTTAAGTTCAGGGGATCGCACGAATGCTTCTGGATACTTCTGGGATATCATATAGGCGAGGCCAGACACCAACGCCGGGAGGAAGCGAGCAGGCACGTCTGGATCGGTAGACCCCACAGCACCTGTATCCTCGATACGCCGTATTTGCTGATAAACAAACGTGTAGGCTTTATCGGGCGTAGGCCACAGATACACAACCGGAGCGTCACGCTGCTTGTCTATATACAAGTTTACGGGACGCCCTTCGGTGAGCTTGTTCGGGATCGTGGAATACTGAGATACACTGAACCGTGAGATCGGCAGATCGCTTTGCGATGCACCAGATCCATCACGAATCCAATGCTGAATCAAATCAACGGTATCGGCATCCATCGTGACCGTGGAGGTGCCTGCGGTCAAGGTTTTGGTGCCCTGCTCGACGGTCCAGAAGTTGAGGCCACGATTCACCCATTCAAGGCTCAGAAGATTGAGAGATCTACGGGCTGTTTCGATGTCGTAGCCTGTCCTCGACTGAAGGCCGCATCTCTCAAATGCCTCTTCGATCACCTCTGAAATTTCGAGGTTGAATGTAGAGGTTCCAGAAGTCGCCATCATTTATCCCCAAATTTATCTTCACATTGCTTTTTGAATGCGACAACTTTGCCAGGCGTCAAAGATCCATTACCAATCAGGCCACCACTTCTCATCTCCGCAAAATCCTGCAAAGAACCTTGTTTGGAAAATCCGTTGGTAATCGCCTTTTTAATAAGTCCACCATACGCCTTTTCTCGTTCCCACCTGCCTGCCATCTCAGGCTCGTTGGCGTGCATCCACTTCCTCTGCTTCTCGCTCTTAAAGGGCATCTCTAAAATGCCTTCCAATTAGGATACTCTTTAGCAATATGACTCGTGTGGCCAACTTCTTCTTCATAGCCGGGATAATTTTCGACAAGCCTACTATAGTAGCCCCAGTTATGATCCGCCTCCGCTTTCTTGCGAGCGATCTCATTATATTCTGGGACCTTCGCGGCAGAACTCTTTAGATCGGCCATTAGTAGCTCTTCCTCAGATAGAGCATTACGGTGTAGCGATCACCGCTATCATGACCCGTGGTCGTGAACAGGACATCCCCATTAATGCCACTGCCAGCGTTATTCGGGAGGGGGCCACCGCCACGGAAGTCGAAATAGCCGTATCCGCTGAGTGTCCAGCAAATAACATTAGTGCTGGCGTTCCAGAGAATATCGACGGTCATGCCAGAGCAATCGTAGGAGATCTGCTCAATGGCTACCCTGGCACAAGACCTTCCCGTGCCGGATTCCGTACTGAGGGCGGAGACATCGACCTTGGCGACAGCAGCTTCACCGCTACCATCGGAGATGTTGGTGAACTTCATAACCGCGATGCGGTCGCCGTCTTGGATCGTTTGGGACGTTACTGCGTCAGCCATCTCATTCTCCCCACGAGGACAGGGCTTCTAGCCCCGCTCGCTATAGGAGATAACGGTTACCCATCCATCTGAATGGGTAACCTTATCTCAATTGATCACATTAGGACAGCGATGCGGTCGTCACATATTCGATAATGAACGTGAACGACCCCGCAGTAGTAGCATCTGCGGTATTCGTGATGTTGCAGTAAACTGTCCGTTCGGAACCAGTATACACGACCGACACGGGAGCACTAGTGGTACTCTCGGTTCCAGTCACCAACGTGAGCTTTACGACATTGCCCACCACAACTGTCGTGCCACCATCTAGAATCTGATCCGTGATCGCCGCAACAATCTGGGCACCGGAGCTTGATGTTCCAACCTCAAACCCGATGTCTCCCGTTCCGATAACCGGAGCCGTGATACAGACAATGGAGATGTTGGTGATGACGGTGTTGGCTGGCTGGGTAAACTCACCGATAGCTGGACTATCGCCTGCCGTGGTGTTGACCGTAACGCCCGAAGCGTGCCCAACACCCCCTCCCAAAACGACTCTGGTGGTATAAGCACCAGTTGAACTGCTCTTATCAACGGATTGGAATCCGTTTTCCGACCGTACTGGACCTGAAAAAGTTGTGTTAGCCATTATTTCTCCCTGTCGTGGCTAGTGTCTACCGTTTATCGGTAGTCAGGAAAAAAGAAAGGGGCAGGAACAGTCCAAACATAGAACTGTCCCCACCCCCTACTCATTATGCTCCGGGTGAACCCCAGATCCCAAGTGGATCGGAAACACCGAAGCTGTACCGCTCGCGAGCCTTGTAGCGAACATTTCCGGTATCGAAATCACCGTCCATGCTCGTTTCAAGTGCCACACGATTGAAATGCTTCATGCCGTTCGGGACATCGGTGAGCAGGAACCACGCATCCGTATCAGTAAGGAAGTGATTCACAACTGTTCCACCCGGAACAACACCCATCGAACGCACCGCGTTGATGTCGTTATCCGCCGTCGCGGGACGAAGCTCAGATTTCATTACCCGTGTCGCCACGAACTGCAAGTCGGGCGGGATAACGAGCGTCTGGGGACGAGCAGCGATCATCAGACCACGCTCATCGGTCCATTTGCCAATCTGGATTACAGCAGCCTCAAGAGAAGTCTCGTTGAGGTCAACGGCAGTCGCTGGGCGGTTGGAGTTCTTGCCACCGGAAACAAGCGGGTGACCGTCACCACCAGTTACGCCATCGCTAGATGCCGTGAAAAGATTTACACCATCGCCGCCCTGATAAGCGTTGGTAAACCCGTTGTTCAACGGAACAACAGCCTTAACCTGCTTGGTGTGGGCCATGGCGCGAGCCAAAGCCTTGGTGTAACGAGCCGACAGGGAGTCATAGAGGTTGTCCTCCATGGCCTCTTCCGTGATGGCAAAACCCATCGCAATCGTTTCATGGTTGTACCTAGCCGTGAACGATTCCTGTGCGGCATCGTAAGAAATCGCAGACCCCTCGTCCTTCACCGGGGCAGCGTCGAAGCCCGAGAGCTTCACTTCTTCTTCAAAGGACCGATCTGAACTTTCTGTCTCGTAGATTTCAGAATGCTCATCGTTATAGCGAGCATACTCCATCCCGAAAAGCGCATTCAAGCCCGGAAGCAGTTCCTTCAGAAGTTGTGCTCGTGAAATAGCCATTGGTCAGTCTCCTATACGCCAGTAGCGTTCAAATAGGAATGGTTAGAAGCTGACCCGCTAGACGCAGCGTTGAACTTCACGATTACATCTGGATATGTATCACTTGCCGTCGTCCCCTTCGGGGGCAGGCTGCTAGGCCCATCAACGAAGTCAATGATGCGAAGAGGCAGCGTGTTCGTTGTTGCTGGGGTGCTGCCGTCAAGCGCATTCTTGGACCTACCGATAGTCGTAGTACCGGCTGTCACGACCACAGACGCATTAAGACCGCGATCTGTGGTGTTGAGCGCCTCGTCGGACTGCATCTGGAAAACGACAAAAGGATCGTCCAGCACATACGCCATCGCATCAGTGGCAGCATTAGATGCAGGCCACCAATTTGAAAACGTCTTCTGGCTGGTCGTCGGGTCCGTGTAAGAGCAACCCAAAAAGATCCCAACTGCGGTCAGGGCAGTAGTACCAGTATCCTTCGCGATAGTACCGTCTGACGCGACCTTAACAAAATCACCATTAGAGATCTGTGTGCCGTAAGTAGTAATAATCGGCAAATGTCTCGTTTTGCTGCTAAATGACCCCGAAGCACTAAGAGTGCCAATGGGCCTGGCCCCGTATGGAGCCGCTGTAGTAGCCATAGATACCTCTACTAGTCGTGTTGTAGCATCAGCGACCTCCGCCACCGAATGCTATACGAGTTTTACGGTCAGGCGCGAGAACCGGCATTCGTGGATCGTTCTCACGCATATAATTGTTGTCCACTGCTTGCATCTGCGATTCGGCGTGATTCCTGTAATAGGCTCGCCTTTGTTCCACCGTTTCTTCCGGTGCCTTGCAGAGCAATAACCCACCAACCTCAATGCCACCCTTCTCACCCCATTCCGATTTATGATCGCTCATAATTTTGAGTTCAGGGTGATCTTCGGCACGAACCGGCTCCCATCCTTCACGAAAACGCTTTGACACGTTCGTGTTGTCTGGATTGCCTACCATAGAAGTTCGTATCCATCTGAACACCCATCCGTCTTGCGGATTTGGGTCTGGAAGTATGGAAGCAGGCTCCCAAGATTGTGCCCGAATTTCGTTTTCACGACTTTCGAGTTCTCTAGGTTCCCGTGGGGCGCGTTCTTCAGCCATTAGGCCATCTCCTTCATTACCTGGGCTGCATATTGCTGGGGGGTAAGCCCCAGACGTTTCGCGAGTCTCACTTGGGTTTCCGTCAATCTGACGGTGCGTGGCCTAGCTCCACTATTTCTAGAAGCAGACGCTACCACGGACTTTTTTCGAGGTCGTGCGGTGTCAACAACCATCGTAGAACTAGTGCGCTGGCTATTACTACCGAATTGCGTAGGAAAGACTTCTTTCATACGAGAATCAATCAATTTATAATATTGTTCAGACTCAGGGTCAACACCTTCGTCCATAACCAACTTCTCGTGTACGCCATAAGCGAAACTAGTTAGTTCCTTATCGACGCCAAACCAAGGGTTGCGATCTTGCCACTCCATCGCCTTCCCATCCGGCTGAATTGGCTCTGGAATGTACTGTTGTTGCTGGCTCGCAATCTGTTGGTCCTCCGCCATCACCTGCTGCTTCCAATTATCGATGATTTTTTGCGAAACCGCAGGGGCATAGGCTTGAGCAAGCTGCGCGTTGGTCAAATGCTGCTGTGCGATGGTGATTTGTTCGCTATCACCCGATTCATGTGCTCTTTTGAAGTTTTCTTGGGCAATTACGAGTGAAGCACTTGCCCTAGACTTGCTTTGCTCCGTCAAGGCACCTTGAGAGTCCTGAACAAGCTTCAAAAGACGCTGATTTTCGACTTGCATGCTCTGTGTGTAGTTGACAGCCTCATTTGCGAGGCGATCTGACGCTTCTTTGGCCCTACGCTCTTCGTGGTACTCCCATTTCAGCTTTTTTATGCGTTTTTGGGCACGTTGACCCAATTGTGCGACCTCATCGTCCGATGCAGTGCCGTCATCATCGCCTATTGCCTCGGAAGAGGCCCTTTGGTCCGCTTCCGGGCGATCATCCACGACTTCAATGTTGACTTCACCGTCATCGGCGTCCGTGTCTGCACTCTCAGGGGGCTCAATCGTGGTTCTGACGCCCAAAAACTTGTCTTCTTCGCTCATCCTGCCGATTTCGTCAGACATTATGCTCTCTCCACCCCCCTAGGATCTTCTACAACCGCTTCTACGGTGTCGTCGTTGATTAAACGGAACTCTCTACCACGAATTTTTAGTCTAGTACCGCTAAATGCCCGAAAAACCACCCAATCACCTACCTGACAGTAGGGTCCATTAGGAAATCGGTTGTAATTAACGTAGGCGTCCGGTCCCATGCTCATCACCCAACCCACAATCGTGGCGATAGACTCCTCATGCTGGGACCGCACCGACTTTATGATGCCACCTTCGGTGGCTTCTTCGACTTCGGGGAGTGCAATTAAGAGTTTGTAGCCTTTTGGCTCCGGTAATTGCGATGCATAACGAGGATCTTCTTCTTCAACATCTTTTTCTGGTGACACCATCTCAGCCAAAACTTCTTTTGCGAGTGTAGCCATAACGACTCCTCGTTGAATTATTGCGTTCCGAACGAACGTTGCGTCCTACAGATCAAAATTCCCTAAGTTTGTCTTCGATGTCTAGAATCTCCCGCTCTGCCCACGCCAATCCTTCGATGATCCCGCACATCTTACGGTAATCTTCCATGTTTTTTGCCGAACCAAGTGAGACCGAATCTGCTATTTCATTCATCTGCTCTCTTAATTTCTTTTTGACCAACGAAAGGACATCATCACTCATTCTTATTTTTCTCTGACATATTCAGGCCAAATTTCATGCCTTCGGCTTCCTGTTCGGCATCAAACTTTTCCTGTTCCAACCTTAGTTTCACGCTCTCCATCTCCTGTTCGGCATCAAACTTTTCCCGTGCCAGCGAAGCTTTCACGCCTTCAGTTTCCTGTTCGGCATCAAACTGTTCTTGATCTATCTGAGATTTAAGTAACATCTCCTCGCGCTCTTGTTCCAACGCAGCAGCATCGGAACGTTCTCTGGAGGCAATCTTCTCACGCTCAAGCTGCTGCTTCTCCTGGCCTACTTGCTGTGTGACCGTAAGCTTCTGCTGCTCCAACTGTGATTTGGCCTGGTCTGCCTGCGCCCGACGCTGGACATCCTCGCGTCTGATATCCAACTCTTTTTCACGCTGCTGAACGATAGGATCTTTTTGCATCTTCGCGTCTTCCTCGGCCTTGGCCTTGGCTTTCTTTTTGCCCAACATCTGGTCAGCCGCATCGGCGACCAATGTACTAAGCCGCTTTTCGATATCTTGAGGCAACGGCTGGTCTGTCGGTGGAAGCGGAACGCCAAGCTCTTCTTCGATCTGGTCGCGGAAGGTGAATGCCAAATGTTCGCGTATATGGGCATCTAAGGCAGCACTAATAGCACTACCCATTTTATTGTTCTGCATCTGCTCCTTAATCTGCGGATCATTCTTGAGCACCATATGCACCCTTATGTGTGCTTCATGGTCTTGGTACTCAAACGCCTTCACAGGCTTCAACGTGAGAAGATTTTCATTCTCACTAACTGGATCTGCGGGACGGGCCTCATCCGGTTTGGGAACGATCTTGTCTACGTTCGGGATGCCAATCAAATCCATCATTTCACGATGGAGAAGTGGCATGTCATACAGACCAGGCGATTGTTGTGCCAGTTGCATAGCCGCTTGATACTGCATGATTCGTTGGGCCATCGTTGATGCGTTCGGGTCCGAAACGGGGACAACGTCGATGCGATCATCGAAGTCTTCAAGCTTGATGTCTTCCCCTGATTCGGTCTCATAAGGATAATCCGGTGATGTATAGTCGCGGATAACCCCTGCGAGAATTTTATATTCCTGCTTCAGGCTGGCATGAATCCTGGCCTGGATCGCGGACTGTACTTTCATCGCCCGCTCCATGATCGCAAGAGTGGTCCCTACCGGGGCCTCTTGGTTCATGTCCGCTACTTTGAGGTCTGCCATCGAAGCAAACCGTCTGCCCTCTTCCACGATATTGCCCAACAATTGATAAAGAACCGAAGAAGGTTCCTTGTAAGGAAGGAAGGTGATGTTGTCGCGGATCACCCCTCCCGGCACATCAACGTCCCTGAACTCTCCCGGCATGATCGGCGTATCATCGCCTTTGATCCTCAGCCCACGAGTTTTCAATCCTCCTGGTAAATTGGAAAGGGTTCCCGCATCTACAAGCTGGCGCAACAGGCTAGTCGCTGATTTCGCGAGACCGCCGATCATATGGATCAGGCCCAGATTATAGAATCCGATGCCGGGAACATATCCGTAATGAACGAAATGTTGTTTCTTTATCCTATGCGGATCATCTTCGGACCAGTTCCTGTAAACCGATAGAATCGTGGAACTGCTCTTGTCGATGGTAATGACATAAGGCAACGCAACTCCATCGGGATCTTCAAATCCGGGTACGTCTATGTCACAATGCATTTCAAGGAGTTGATGCCGTTCATTGTTGTCCCACGAAGGGCTGACGCCACCGATCTCGTTGAATTTGCTTGTAATTGGATTTTCTTCGATATGAGACGCAGTCAATTCAACGTCACGATAGAACCCACTTACCTGAAGCTTTCTCACCTGATTCGTGCTTCGGTTCATGACATGGGTATAACGCTCGGCGTGCTCTAACTCGGATTCGTTGTACGACACG